AAATCAAAAATGGTTTGGTACAGACGACAATAATAATAAATTCGAATGGATTGAAAGTTCTAAAAGTTGGATAGCAACAGGAGCTTAAAATGGCAACAGATTTTAATGGTGGAATAATTGGTAAAATAAATGAACCTGTTCTTTCAGATTTAATATCTATTTTTACTGCACCAGGGACTTATACAAAACCATCTGCTGGTCCAGGTGGAATAAATTATTTATTAGTAGCGGGAGGCGGAGGAGGCGGAGGTGTAGCTAATTCTGCTTTTGGAGCAGCTGGTGGAGCTGGAGGTTTTTTAACAAATTTTCCAGGGCCTACTTTTGCTATTCCTAGTGGACCACATTCAATTACAATTGGAGCTGGAGGCACTGGTGGAGGAGCTGGTAATAGTGGTGGACCTGGAGGAAATACACTTTTTGCACCTGGAACACCTTATGCACTAACTGCAACAGGAGGAGGTGGTGGAGGTAGAGCAACTGCAGGAGGTGGGCCAGGTGGATCAGGTGGAGGTGGAGGAATTAGTAACCCTGGACCAGTTGGTTCAGGACCAGGACCAGGTGGATCTGGAACACCGGGACAAGGAAATAATGGAGGAGCAGGAGCACCAGGTTCTTCTGGATCAGGTGGAGGTGGTGGCGCTGGAGCAGTTGGATCAGCTGGTACTACAAACACAGGAGGTCCTGGAGGTATAGGATCACCAATATCACCTACTTTTTTAGGACCAACAGCGCCAACTTATGGAACACCGGGCCCAGCACCAGGAAGATATTTTGCAGGTGGTGGAGGAGGTTATGGTCAAACAGGATCAGGAGGACCAACTTCTGGTGGAGGAGGTCAAGGTTTAAATTTTGGTCCAGCACCAGTTGGAGGACAAAATGGTACAGATAATACAGGAGGTGGAGCAGGTGGTGGAGATAGTCAAACAGGAGGATCTGGTTTTTTAGCAATTAATGCACCTAATGCTAATGTATCAGCTCCAGGAGTATGGTCATTAAGAGCACAATTTCAATATAAAAAACTAAACGAGTGGACGTAGTCTTTACTTTAAATTGTATATAATATAAAAAGAATTTAGAATGAATTTAGAAAATTATTATTGGTATTTTCAATCTGCATTACCTATAAATTTTTGTGATGAATTAATTAAATATGGTATTTCACAACAAGAACAATTAGCTCTTACAGGTGGTCAAAGTAAAAAAATAAATGAAGGACAACCTTTATCAGAAGAAGAATTAAAAGATTTAAAAAAGAAAAGAGATTCAAATATTGTATGGCTTAATGATCGTTGGATTTATGATCAAATTCAACCTTATATACATCAAGCTAATAAATTATCTAATTGGAATTTTGATTGGGATTGGTCAGAATCTTGTCAATTTACAAAATATACCACAGGTCAATTTTATGATTGGCATTGTGATAGTTGGGAAAAACCTTACGATGATAAAGAAGATAAAAATACATATGGAAAAATTAGAAAATTATCTGTTACTTGTTCCCTATCAGATCCTAAAGATTATGAAGGTGGAGAATTAGAATTTGATTTTAGAAATATGGATCCTGATAAACCAAATATGAGAAAATGTGCTGAAATATCTCCACGTGGATCTATTGTAGTATTTCCAAGTTTTGTTTGGCATAGAGTTAAACCAGTTACAAAAGGAACAAGATATTCATTGGTTATTTGGAACCTTGGATATCCTTATAAATAAAATGAACAAAAAAGAAATTAATAATAAAATTAAAGTTTTACAAGAAACTATTAAATGGTTTAAAAAACAAATAGAACCTGAAGAATGTGGTTGGATGTATACAACTATTGAAGGAATTAAATACAAAATAAATTATTTAAAAAAAAAATTAAAAAAATCATGAGTTTTAAAGAAAATAAATATGTAATAATTAAAAATGCTATTTCTGAAGAACTAGCAAAATTTTGTTATGACTATTTTTTATTAAAAAGAAAAGTAGCTAAAACAATTTTTGAAAAAAAATATATTTCTCCTTTTACAGAATATTTTGGTGTTTGGAATGATATGCAAGTTCCAAATACATATTCACATTATTCAGATATCGTAATGGAAACCTTACTTGAAAAATTACATCCTATTATGGAAAAAGAAACTGAATTAAAATTAATTCCAAATTATTCTTATGCTAGAATTTATAAAAAAGGAGATATACTTCATCGTCATAAAGATAGATTCTCATGTGAAATATCTACTACGATGCATTTAGGAGGTGGATGTTGGCCAATATTTTTAGAACCAAATGAAAAAGAAGGATATTTTAAAAATGGTGATTATATAGAAGGTAAATCAAAAGGAATTAAAGTAATGTTAGAACCAGGAGATATGCTTGTTTATAGAGGAAACATTTTAGAACATTGGAGAGATGAATTAAATTTTGATGATTGTGGTCAAGTTTTTTTACATTACAATGATATTGAAACTGAAGGATCTAAAGAAAATATATACGATGGACGTCCACATTTAGGACTTCCAGCTTGGTTTAAAAATAATCGTTAATTTTCATGATTAACGAACATAAGTTTAATTACGATAGTTTTATCGGAGGTTGGTATATTTCAGAAAAATTATGTGATGAAATAGTTTCTTATTTTAAAGATAATATAAATATTTCACATGAAGGTATTGCAGGTGGAATAATAAATAAAAATTTAAAAGATTCAAAAGATATTGATATTTTACCTAATTTGATACATCCTGTATTTAATGAATACAGAATAAATTTACAAAAATGTTTAGATGAATATATAAAAAAATATAAATTTATTAATTTTTATGCAAAATTTAATGTAAATACTTCTTATCACATTCAACATTATTCTGTTAATGGTGGTTTTAAAAAATGGCATTTTGAAAATTCAAGTAAAACAGAAGCAAATAGAATATTAGTATTTATGACCTATTTAAATGATGTAGAAGATGGAGGAACAGAATTTTATTATCAAAAAATAAAAAGCCCTTGTAAAAAAGGACTTACATTAATCTGGCCTACAGGATTTACACATACCCACAAAGGACAAATAAGCAAAACAAAAGAAAAATATATAATTACAGGTTGGTTTACTTTTAATTAATGTCTTTTATTAGCATTTAATGTAATATATCGCGTTACATTATAAAATAATAATATATAATAGGTAGTTTATGCCTTTACAGAAAATACAATTTAAGCCAGGATTTAATAAACAACAAACTGCAACCGGAGCCGAAGGGCAATGGATTGATGGAGATAATATAAGATTTCGTTATGGTGAACCACAAAAAATAGGTGGTTTTCAACAACTCTCCTCTAGCACCATGGCGGGTCCAGTGCGAGATCAACATACTTGGACTGCATTAGATGGTAAAAAATATGCAGCTTTAGGGAGTTCTAAAATACTTGTAATTTATTATGAAGGAAATTTTCATGATATTACTCCCCTTGGAACAGCACTAACTTCTTGTACTTATACATCCACAACTGGTTCAGCAACGGTTACTATTAACAAATCAACTCATGGATTAGAGGTTGGTGAGTATATTATTTTTACAAGTGTTACAACACCAGGAGCTCCTACTACAAGTTATACATCAGCAGATTTTACAACTAATACTTTTGAAGTTAAATCTATTCCCACAGCAAATACTTTTACAGTAACTATGCCATCAAATGAAACTGGCACTGGTGTTACTGCAGGTGGAACCTTAACTACAACTCCATACATTTTTATAGGACCAACATTTCAAACTCCTGCATTTGGTTACGGTACAGGATATTGGGGTGGAACAATTCCAACTTCAGTTACAACTACATTAAATGGTGGAATAGATAATGTCGTTACAACTATTACAGTTGTTTCAACTTCAGCTTTTCCAACAACTGGAAGAATAGATATTGGAACAGAATTAATTACTTATACAAGTAAAAATGCAACTCAATTTTTAGGTTGTGCTAGAGGAGTAAATGGATCAACAGCTGCATCTCATTTAACAGGGGTTACTGTAACTAATGCAACAGACTGGGTTGATTGGGGAGAAGAATCTAATACTGCAGGTGTTACACTTGCACCAGGTTCCTGGTCACTTGATAATTATGGACAGCTTCTTGTTGCAACAGTTAAAAATGGATCAACTTACACTTGGGATCCATCTGTACCAAATAGATTAAGTACAAGAGCTGTAGTTGTTGCAAATGCTCCAACAGCATCTATTATGAGTGTTGTATCAGATCGAGATAGACATTTATTTTTATTTGGAACAGAAACAACTATTGGGGATCCTTCTTCACAAGACCCTATGTTTATAAGATTCTCAAATCAAGAAGATATTAATACTTGGAATCCAACGGTAACTAATACTGCAGGAACTTTTAGACTAGATACGGGCAACGAGATTATAGGAGCTGTGCAAGGTAAAGATTATATATTTGTTTTAACAGATCAGGCAGCTTATACTATTCAGTTTGTTGGTCCTCCATTTACATTCTCAATTAGACAGGTAGGTACAAATTGTGGATGTA